CGGTGTCGGTGCTGAGCGCGGTGACATCGAACACGCCATCGCGGCGGATCTCGGCCGAGGCGCCGTTGTCGTAGTCCTTGACCGCGATGCCGAACAGGCTGCCGACCAGGCAGCCGGCGCCGGAGGTCAGCGCGTAGGGGGCGGTGACGGTGATCACGTCGCCGTCTTGCACGAAGTTCTTCATGGTGATTCCTTTCGGTGACTTGAGGGCTGCGACCCGGCCGAAGCCGGGCTGCTACGTGATTACGCGCCGGCGTTCTTGTAGAGGCCGCGGTGGTCGATGGCCTTCGCGACGAAGTCGAGCGCGGCCTTGACCTTCATGCCGTCGGTGTCGAACTCCATGGCGGTTTCCAGCCGCACACCTTCGGCGCCTTCGAGATAGCAGTACTCGACGGTGTCGATCTGGCCGTTGTCGCCCGCGAGATACCAGGCGGTGGTGGACGAGCCATCGAGGATGGCTTCGACGATGGGCTCCAGCGCGGTGCGACCGCCCTGGCGGAACTCGTTCACGTCGCTGGACTTCGCCGGCACGAACTGGGTGCTGGTGTACTGGTAGGCCAGCTGTTCCTGCGTGGCCGGCACGATGAGGAAGCGCGGCGCGAGGTTCAGTTCTTCGGCCTGCAGACCCTTCTGCAGACGCATGGCGGTGCGCCCCGCTGCCAGCGTGGTGGCGCTGATGGCGCCGCCGGAGCCGGCCAGGTTGCCGTGCGAGCTGTGGAACAGCGCGACGCCGTCAGCCATGGTCGGGTTGCCGGTTAGCTGGGCATAGACCATGCGGTTTTCGAGGCGGCGAGCCGAGGCGCTGAAACCGGTGGCGATGCGATCGAAGGCGCGCAGGTCGTCGTTGATCAGCGTCTCGCGGGTAACGCCCAGAATGCGGCCGTAGCTCAGCATCGAGTACGTTTCCTTGCCGTCCGACAGCGTGCCGTACTTGAACTCACCGCCTTCGGCCTTGGCCAGCAGGTCGGGCATGGCAGACAGCTGAACGACGGACAGGGTCTTGAAGTCGGGCGCGTTCGGCGCGCGGCGCGCCCACTGGGTGTAGGACGGCACGTTTTCTTCGTAACCGGCGCGCAGGCGCTTGTTCATGACGTTGGCCAGGATGTGCGGGAAGTCGCTGGTCGAGTGCAGGGCACGGGACGCGATATCCAGCGGCGAGAGGCCACGCACGCGGATGCCCTGGGCGCTCAGCGACTCTTCGGCCATGCGCAGCAGCGACATGTGGCGGAACTCGCGGGCGCGCTCGGGCAGCTCGCCGCGCGGCGCCATGCGGTGCACGATGGCTTCGGTCATCGCGGCGCGGCGGGTTTCGGTTTCATCCACCACGGTTTCGATGTGGATGTGACCGCGGGTGTCGGCCTTCTTGTCCTGCTCGACCAGCTTCTGCAGGATTTCGCGGGCGGCGCTGTCGGCGCTGATACCGCGGGCGACCATGTCGTCGGCGACGGTTTCGTCGAGGCCTGCGGCGCGCACCTGGGCGCGAATGTCGATGCCGCGCTGGCGTTCGGCCTCGGCGGCCTGCTTGCGCAGTTCGATTTCGTTGATCTGTTCAGCGGCGGTGCGCTGGCTGGTCGCCGACGTATCGGCCACCGGAGTTGCTTCGGGCATGGTTCGCTCCTGAGTGACGACGCCGGCCGGCGTCAGATGGATGAATTCGCAGCGCACCGTCTCCGGCTCCTTCTGCTGCGAACGGGTACCGGCGCCGGCATCTGCTCCCACCGGCACCATGGACACTTCGAAGGGCTGCCAATCGACGGCGCGATAGACCGGCAGCTCGTTGGCCTGCTCGGTGATTTCGTACTTGCGCACGACGTAGCCCACCGACACGTTGCGCAGGATTCCGGCCTTCACGTCCTGCCAGATGGGCTCGACGTCGTCGCGCTCGCTGAATCGGACCAGGGCGCGGCCCTCGCCGCCTTCGATCCAGGCGCGCTCGACCACGCCGATCACGTCGCGCACGTCGTAGCGGCTGTGCGTGTTGAGCACCGGCGCGCCTTTTTCCATGCGCGAGAGGTCGACGTGCGCGGTGTCCATCGACAGGCGCTCTATGTAGCGCTTGCCAGACCACCAGTCGGTGCGGGTGACATCGGCGCCCTGCGCCCACACCAGCTCGACGGTGCGCTCGGCTTCGTTCACCGTCGCGACCGGCAGCAGGCGGACCTGCGGCGGCAGTTCGCGGAGTTCGTTCATGTTCATTCGCGGCTTCCTTGGTTGATGGCCCCGGCCACGGCGCCGAGCAGCAGATCGCCGATCTGGACCTTGACGCCGGCCGCTTCGAAGCGGGCCTGGTCTTCCTTGATCTGCTCGACGACGCGCGCGGGGTCGAAGCCGCGGCGGCGCACGGCTTCTTGCCAGGGCTTGAGGCCGGCAGCGACCTCGATCAGCTCGCCGGTGCTGTCCTTGACCGGGTCGACCCAGTCGAACTTCGGCGGGGTGAATTCGGCGGTGGCGGCCAGCGCATTGCGCGTGCCGATCACGGCGGCGTAGCGCTTGAACGCCTCGACCACCGGGCGCAGGAACTGCTGGATGAGCACCAGCCACTGTTCCTGTTCGACCTGACGCCGGTACTCGACGAGGCCGGCGCGGTGGCTGGTGTAGTTCACGTTCGAGAGGTCGCCCGTGGCCAGCTCGTAGGGCACACCGCCGCCGCTGGTGATCTCGCGCTTGTAGTTGGTGATGAACTCGTTGAAGCCACTCACGGACGACGGCGTGCCGAACTCGACGCTTTCGCCCGGGCTGAGGTACTTGACCATGCCTGCGGCGATGGTTTCGTCGCGCGTGCCACGCGCATCCGGCTGGCCGGCATCGGCCCCAAGCATGGAGCCCTGATTGCCGTTCGGATTCGTTACGAATGCTGCGAAGCAGCTTTCGATGCCTTTGCGCAGCAGCTCGGCTTCCTGGTAGTCGTCCAGGTCGCGCATCTTGAGCATGACCGGCGCCAGCACGGGCACGCCGCGAATCTGGCCGGGGCGCGTGCGACTGAAGATGTGCAGCACCTGGTCGGCCGGCACGAAACGCGACACCAGAGCGGCGCGGATCGGGCCGGCCTCACCCGGATGCTGCGGGTAGAGCCAGTAACCTTCGCGGCGGCCCAGCGCGTCGAACTGGATGCCCTGAAGGATGTGGCGACCACCGCCCAGGTCTTCTTCCTTGCTGGTGTCGAGGTGGTCGGATTCAAGCACCTGCAGCTGCAGCGGAACGGCGAGGCCGTCTGTGATCTGGCGCGGGCGCAGCCGCACCAGCACTTCGCCGGACTCTTTCCAGGCCTGCGCGACGAGGGCGGTCAGGCCGTACAGGTCGCTGACGCCATCGGCGTCACACTGCAGCACGAACTTTTCCCACAGCGCCTGCAGCGCCGGGTCGGAGAGCTTGACCATGATGCCGGTGCCGACGAGGTTCGACACCATGACGCGGACGATGGCGGTGGCCAGCGGGTTGTTGCGACACAGCTCACGGCTGCGCTGGCGCAGGCGCGATGCGGACGGGCCGATCTCAGCATTGGCCGACGAGGTGCCCGCAGTCCAGCCCGCCGTGCGCCGGCCGGTTTTCGCGCCTTCATAGCCGCGCACCAGGCCGAGGGCCGCGCGAGCGCGAGCGCGCTTCAGCGCGGCGTTCGGTGCAACCCAGGCGATGGCGCGGTCGAGGGCGTTCAATCGCGCGTCCTCGACATGAGACCGGTGCGCACGGCACGGTCAGCGCCTGCGGCCTGCAGCTCGTTCAACACCAGCGCGCGCGCGGCCTGCAGCTCGGCAACGCTGCGATACTCGACGCGCTTGCCGTCATAGGCGACGCTCAGTTCGCCCGAGGCGATGGCGCGGTCAAGTGCAGCGAGGTCGGATGAGGTGAAGGCCATGGTGGTGCAAGCATGGCGATCGGCTCATCCGAAAAATACCCAAAGTGTCTCAGTCGGTGCGGGGCGTCAGTCGCGCGGCGGCCGCGCGCCACCGGTGGCGATCTGATCGAGCGTGAAGTGATGTTCTTCGGCCTCGCGCGCCGCGTCGCGCTCCGGCTGTCCGGGCCGGCCGATGTACTGCCCACCCTCCGCGAACCAGCAGGTGCCCTCATGCAGGCCAGTGCGGATCTGCTCGGTGATGTAGTCGTGCCCGAACACCTCGCGCAGCGCGTCGACCCAGGCGGCCTGGGGCATGGCCTCGCGCATGGGTTTGGTGGTCATGACGCAACAACCACGAATCCGAGGCCGGATTCCCTGATCGCGCGCATGTTCTGTGCCCCGTAGGCCACCAGGCAGATCGGCGCCCCGCTATTGAACTCCGCGCGGCGCCCGTCAACATAATGAAAGTGCGGGCGACCTTTCAAGAACAGCACGCCATCAGCGCGCCCCCATACTGTTTCGTAGAACATGGTCGTTTCGGTACGCGCCGGAATCAGTGCGACGCCGTTTCCGTGATTGCACAACCTGCGCAACCACTTAACAGCCTCGCGCCCGAACGGCGGATTGCACCACACCCGACCATGCCACGGCCGCGACAGTCCATCGTCCAGAACGGTGTAGTGCTGCGTAGCGGTCGGCCACGGTCGGCCCACCGGCGAGCACGGGTCTAGATCGAACTGACCGAGAGCGCGAATTATTTCCGGCGGGGTGAGCCATTCATCATTCTTCATCCGCGCGCTCTGGTGCCCGCTCAGTGACATTTCCTACTCACCCTGCCTTCCTGTAAGCCGTGGCGCGCGGCACGCCCATGTCCATCAGCGCATGCGCCTGGTCGCGCTTCTGGTCCGTGATCCGAGGGGCGGCATACACGTAGTGCTCGCGCCCCCCTTCTTCCTGCCGGATCTGCAGTTCGAGCTGATGCGCCAGGTCTTCCGAGAACGAGGGCTGCATCTGGCGCAGCCGCTCGATCATGGCGGTGACGATGTCGCGGCGTTCGGCGCGGCGGCGTGCGTTCATCGGCGGCTCCGGAGGCGGTCGAGAAGGCTGCTATGGCGGTCGGCTGCGGCCGGGCGCGATGCTGCCGGCTGCGCGACGGCGGGCACTGGCTGCGCGGCCGGCGCTTCGAGCGCGGCGCCCGAGCCCTTGGCCTGCGCGGCGGCGTTGATGAGGCGCTGTTCGATGGCGTCCCATTCCGCACGGTTGAGACGGTGAAGGCGAAGATCCGGGTGGTGCGCGGCGGCATAGGCATACACCCAGGTGTCGAGCGGTTCATTGCGGGCGCCGCGGCGCTTGTCGAAACGATTTTTCGATGGGTTGTAGGTCTCCGACACGAGGCCGGTGAAAAACTCTTTCGGCAGGTCGCTGCTGAAATGCACCAGGCGCGATTCGGACGGCTTTTCCGCATCGGCGGACAGGCGGCCGAACAGCATGTGCTTGATGCCGACGGTGCCGACCTGATACACAACGATGCCGTTGCGGTCGGTGCGACCACGCCAGTCAATGTCCTCGGCCTTGCCCTTGTTGATGACCGGCGCGTTGTTGTGGACGGCACCGAATATCGGCATGCAGCGGCGCAGCTTGCCCTGCCGAACGAACTGCTTCACCGCCTCGCGGTGGTGGCCGCCGATGTCCCATGCGCCGGCCTCGACGCGCATCAGCGCGCCCGACTCATGCAGGATCGGCCGGGCGAGCAGATCGGCGACGGACAGCAGCACTTCTTCGTCGCTGGGCTTGCCTGGCAGCACCGCGTAGTCGATGGTCCAGCTCGCCAGGCCACGGCCCCAGCCGACGATCTGCAGCTCGACGCGGTCGTCTTGCGTGTCGATGCCGACCGTGAGCACCAGCGCGCCGGCCGGCGCCACACGCAGCGGGTAAGGCTCGGCGCGGTCTTCGATCACGTTGTGCTTGACCGCACGCATGGCCGGGTCTTCCCACGGTTCGGCCAAGCGGTCATTGACGAAGGTCTTGAGCTTGGCCGGGTCGTTCTGGGCCTCGATCCACTCGCGTGCGAGGTCGGCCCAGCGCGGGCCGAGGCCGATCTGGTAGTAGAGGCAGTTCGCGGTGTAGCCGCGGCGCGGATGGCCGGGGTTCTCCGGCACCCAGCGCGCAGTGCCGCCGGCCTTGATGTCGCGCAGCATCTGCGGCTTGTGGTGCTCTTCGATGACGCATCCGTTCTCGCGGCACACGTACCAGGCGCGCTTCAGGTCTTCCGACCACTTGAGCCCGCCCCACACCAGCGGCTGATGCTCGCCACAGTGCGGGCACTCGACGTAGTAGCGGCGCCGGTCGCTGTCTTCGTAGCGCGTGGAAATGCGGCAGACGCCGACGATGCCGGGCGTGCTCACGTCGAGCCGCTTGTAGCTGCCCGGGAAAGCCGAGTACCGGCCGGCCAGCATGGCGAGCGGGTCATCGCCGCTGCGTAACGCGTTGGCGAACTCGGTGAGTTCGTCGACCAGCACGTAGCGCGCGGTGGTCTGTTTCAGGCGCGCGGGCGACCCGGCATGTTCGACGTAGAGCTGCCCGCCCTCGAAGTCCTTGAACGCCTTCTGGTTCGATGCGTTGCGGCTGTCGGTGCTGGATAGCACGCTGCTGACGGCCTCGGTTTCCTCGATCAGCGGGTTCAGCTTCTGATTGATCCACTTGAGCTGAGACACCTCGCCGGGCAGCGCCACGATGATCGGGCCGGGCGCCTCGCACATGAGGTAGCCCAGGCCATTGGTCTCGATCTCGGACTTGCCCATCTGGATCGGGAACATCACGACGATCTCGCGCACCGGCACGGTGACGCCCAGGCAGTCCATCGGCTCGCGCAGGATCGGGTTCGTGTCGGTGCGCCAGCGGCCGGGCTTCGGACTGGTCTTGCTCGACAGCATGCGGTTCTGGTCCGCCCACTCGCTGGGCAGGATGCGCCGGCGCGGGGCGAGGCGACGACCGAGTATCTGGCCGACGACGCGGTGCGGGTCTGCGAGGGGAGCAGCGATGGGGGTCACAGCAGCTCACCCCTCCCCATCTTCGCGAAGCTTTCGGAGAGGTCCGACCGCACGGTATCGACGTAGTCGCGTATCTGGACGCGCATGGCCTCTTCGTCGAGGCACACCAGCACCGGCACGACGTCGTGCTCGATGCGGTCGAGCGCGGCGCAGAGCGTGGCCACAGCACCCGCGAGCACCGGGCGCAGTGCGGATACCTCGATCAGTTCGCCGGCCAGCTTGCGGAATTCCAGCTCGGCGGTTTCGGCGGCAATGTGTTCGCGCTTGGCGCGGGCGGTCTGGTAGTCGTGCCGGACCAGCAGGCCAGCGTCGGGCTCATCGTCGTCAGTGGCATCGGCCGGCGGTGCTGGCGCTTCGCTGCTCGCCGCTGTCGATGCCCGCGCGGCTGCGTGGCGGGCCGCGACGGCGGCTTTCGAGGGGTCGCGGGTCTCCTGGATACGCGCAAGCGATTCGGCGGCCTTCACGGCCTTCCCGTCATCGGAGAGCACCAGCCGACCTTCGCGCTTGAGCTGGGTGACGTAGGACGGTTTGAAGCCGGCGTGCCGGGCGAATTCGGCGAAGGACATGAGGGCCGGGGCGTGGTCGGTCACCGCACCACCTCACTTCCACACTTCTTCGCGAACCGATGGTGCAGGGTATGGTGCAGGGTGAAAAACGCACCCTGCACCAATGAAACCCGCACCAGTCCTTGATGGTGCAGGGTGTGCAGGGTGGTGCAGGGGGTATATATGCGCGTGAGTGTGTTTTTTATTTGCCGTGGGTCGGCTGCGTTTTCATCGCTCGCGTGTACACGTACGCGAGACCCTGCACCACCCTGCACCATGGCGCGCACAAGCCGTTTGCTGGCAATTCCGCACCCTGCACCATACCCTGCACCACCCTGCACACCCTGCACCATATCTAGCGGCCGAACGTCAGAATCCGCCATGGGATGCCCCCTTGAAGTCGCTGACGGCGTTGCGGAACTTCTCGACGCAGTCGCCCAGCCAGGCGGCTTCGCTGCGACCGTCATCGGCACCGCTGGCGCCTGGCGGAAAAATGAACGACAGCTGCTTGCGTGCGGCGGTGAACTGACACCACTTTCGGCCGCCCTTACCGTGCCCACCGGTGAAGCCATGCTTCTTCAGCAGCGCATCGATGAACTTGTTCAGCGGCGCCGCGCGGCCTATGCCCTGCCGCTGGCACCACGCCTGGTAGAGCGCGTACACGTCTTCGGATGGCGCCGGCACCAGCGGCACACCATCGAGCAGGCCATCGAGCCACAGCAGCGCGAACCGTGTGGTGCTGTCGCGAGATAGGTCGATCAGCTCGGCCTTCGCTTCGGTCATTGGCGGCAGCGTGTGCGGTGCGAAATCGCCGAGCGGCAGATGCAGCAGGTAGTCGTGCAGCGCCGCTGACCCGCCGTCGCGCAGCTCGGCGTACACCGCGGCATAGAAGTCCTGGCCAAGCTTCGTCGGCGTCCAGATCACGGCATGCCGGCGGTCGTCCTCTTCCAGCACCACGGGCATGCGCTCGTTCGAGAGGAAGACCAGATTGACGTGGTTCGCTTCCCAGTACGCCGCCATGTTCTTGGGGTTGATGCGGATCTGCTCTCCGGTGACGAAGCTCTTCAGCTTGTTCTTGATGTGGAACATTTCCGACCGCGCGACGACTTCGTCGGCGATCAGGAACAGCTTGCGCGAGGCCCAGTCGTTGAACTTGTCCTCGATGGCCGACTGGTCGATCACCCACCCGTACCGACCATAAATCTGCATGACCGCCTCGAAGAACATGTTCTTGCCAGTGCCCTGCGGCCCGTGCATGATCACGGTAGTCTTCATCTTCGCGCCCGGGTGCTGGATCGGGTACGCGAGCCAGCGCAGCACCCACTGGTACAGCTCTTCCGCCTTCGGATCTGCTGCGCACATGTAGCGCAGCAGATCGAGCAGGTTGTCGCACTTGCCAGCCTTCGGCACCGTAGGCCACCCCGCCCACAGGTTGCACTTGATCTTCGGGTCATCGCCCGCCGGATCGAACCCGACCTCATCCACCCGCACGATGCTGCGCTCCGGGTGTTCCTGCCACCGTCGGTGAATCTCGCGGCTCATGCAGGCGTCGCGCATGTCGGACAGGCCGATCAGCTGGTGCTCAGCGTGATCGAACACAGTCCCGCCCTGGCCGTACACCAGCGCGAACCGCTCAAGCAGCTCTTCGGTGGTTTCAAATGGCTTGAGCGCCTTCGACCCCGCCCCCCCTGTGTTCGGAGCCCGCGGCGCGTCGGGCGCGGTCCAGCCAAACCGCCTGATCGTGTCCTCGATCTGCTGGCGCACCAGCGGGAGGCCTGCAGCGAGGTGCAGGTCGTTGAAGTCGGTGATCTTTGCGCCGCGCTCGACGAATGCGGGCCACCGAGCGTCCGCGTCCGGGAACACGGGGCGCACCCACTGGCCACCGACGGCCAGCGCCGCCGCCTCGGCGCGCAGCACGCCCGCGTTCTCGCGCATGTGCGGCTTGCCGCAGGCGGGGCAGTTCGGGTCTGGCGACTCGGTGCGCACCGGCGCCTTGCATGCGATGCACCGGCCGAACGCGTCGTCGTCGGCACACACCAGGATGCGGGCCGACTTGTACCGCTTGTGCAGTGCCTGGGCGACGGGCAGCAGGTTGCCGGCGTCGAATGCGATCGCCACCGGCAGGCCTGTCGCTTCGTGCAGGCTGGCTGCGGTGGCGTAGCCCTCAGCCAGCAGCAGGCACCAGGTCGGCGTGCCGCCGATCAGATGGAAGTGGCCCTTTTTGTCCAACCCGGGCGGCCAGTATTCCTTGTCGCGGCCGGTGCGCTCGATGCGGCTGCGGTGCGTGGATCTGGACAGGATGAACTGCAGGCCGAACACGCGCCCGCCGGTGTCCATCATCGGGATGACCATCGCGCCCTTCTTGCTGAAGCGCACCCCGTGCGCCCGCACGCCCTTGCGAATCAGGTAGTCCGACTCGCCGGTCGGGCTGCAGGCACGCCACGCACGGTCGGCGACCTGTGCCGCGCGCGCGATCTCGGCGCCGCGTATCTGGTCGGCCCGCTTCTTGTCCTCAGCGAGGCGCGCGCGGATGGCGGCCTTCTGCTCCGGCGTCATCGCGTGCTTCGCGAGCGTGATCTTCTGCGCGCCGTTGTCGTCGCCGCGCCATACCCCGTAGGTGCCGACGATGACCGACTCGCCGCCGGACAGCGTCACCTCATGCAGCGCGTACCAGCCTCGCCGCTCGCGGTCGCCCTCGATCTTGACGCGGGTCATGCGACCGATCACCAGGTGGTCGATCTGCAGGCCCGCGACCTCGAGCTGGGCGATCACGTCATCGTAGTTCGAGGCCATTCAGTAAGTCCCGACCTCACTACCTACCGACCCCGAGGGGTTCGCATTACC